TTTCCCAAAAATCCCCCCCCCCCCGCTCCCGCGGGGGGGATAAACCTAATCCCAAACAACCATAGGAGAAAATTATGGCATTCCATCACGGGACGAAAACAATTCGCGTAGCAGGTGGTTCTGTTGCGGTGGAAACTGTCGACGGTGCAATTATTGGTATCGTTGGTACAGCACCTATCGGCGCGGTGAATGAATTGACAGTGTGTCAAACGACCAAAGATTTTTCAAAATTTGGCGTAATCTTAGGCAAGGGCTTTACGCTTCCTGACGCCTTTGATGTTTTATCGCGCTATTCAGCGGGTAAAGTGTATGTGGTCAATGTTTTAGACCCGGCAAAACACAAGACAAGCGTTACCGATGAAGCATTAACGCAAGATGTAAACACCTTGCGCGCTAAAACAGCACACCCTGGTCTTTTAAATTTAACCTTAAGCACCGACCGCCCTTTGACACTCGGTCAAGACTATGCGGTAGATTTGCAAACAGGTGAGATTACATTAAAAGCAAAACATGAAACGTTAAAAGCGACCTATGAATACGCCGACCCAACAAAAGTAACGGAAGACGACATCAAAGGTGGCATTGATTCTGCAACCGGTAAACGCAAAGGGTTTGAGTTGTTGCGCGATGGCTTTAACCTATACGGTGCTGACGCGAAGATTTTAATCTGCCCTGAGTTTGATAAAACAGCAAGTTGTGCGGCAGCATTAACCACGCTCGCCGAGCAGTTGAAAGCGGTGGCTTATGTGCAATTACCAAAAGGCACAAGTCTTTCTGATGCAATCAAAGGCCGTGGCCCATTGGGTACAATCAACGCGTCTGCAAGCACAGAGCGTGCGCGCCACTTCTTCCCTTATGCTATCGGCTCAAGCAATACGTTAGAAAGCCTTGCGGTGCATGCGGCTGGCTTGCGAATGAAAACCGATACCGAAAACGGATACTGGTTCTCTACATCAAACCGCCCATTGCAAGGGGTGATTGGTATGGAAATTCCACTGACTGCGCGTGTTGATGATGAACAATCAGAGACCAACCAGTTAAATGCGGTGGGTATTACAACCATTTTCAACAGCTTCGGTACAGGTTTCAGATTATGGGGTAACCGCTCATCAAATTATCCGACCGTAACGCATATCATCAACTTTGAAACCGCGCTTCGCACCGGTGACTTAATTGATGAAAGCATCCGCCGCACAGAGTTGCAATTCATTGACCGTCCAATCGACGATGCATTAATTGACAGCTTGCTTGAAACGGTAGATACCTATTTGCGTGCGCTTCCGAGTATTGTGGGCTATAGCGTAAGTCTTGATTATGACACTGACTTAGTTGATGAATTCAGCAAAGGTCACGTGCCGTTAGTTTATGACTACACCCCTAAACTTCCAGCGGAATTGATTTCGAACAAGTCCGTCATGACCCGTAAATACTTAGTGAATTTAGTTTCACAACGCTAAGGAGTAAAAACCGATGAGTATTTCTATTAATCAAATCGTCAACGGCAACGTGTACATTAACGGTAACAGTCAAATGGGGCGTGCGAACGAAGTAAAAATCCCGGACATTGAGTTTGAAAAGGTTGCTCACAAAGGCTTAGGGCTGCATGGTGAAATTAAACTTCCGGCCGGCACAAACGCTATCGAAGCAGAAATCACCTGGGATAGCTTTTACCCGGAAGTGCGCGCATTGTTGTTGAACCCTTATAAAAATTCACAGCTAATGATCCGCTCAAACCTCCAGGTGTTTGATTCACGCGGATTGGCTGCTGAAGAGCCGATGGTGACCATTATGAATGTGTCAGCCAGCAAAATTGGTGGTACGGCGCAGAAAAATAAAGAGAATTCAGAGTTTGGCGATACGGTAGATGTGTATTCAATTAAACAAACCGTGGCCGGCAAAGAGATCTTATTTATTGACGTGCTTGCAAATATCTACCGTGTAAACGGCCAAGATGTGTTGCAAAAATACCGCACTAATATCGGTCAATAAAGGGGTGAAAACCTTTAAATCTATTTAAAATCATTCAACCGGTCAAAGTTGTATTCTCCTTTGTGAAGTTAAACAAATCTACTCACAAAGGAGTTTTTTTATGTCTGAAACCATTCTTAATTTAGAGTTCCCATTCCCTGATGGGCAAGGAAACACCATCACCGAGTTAAAAATTCGCCGTCCTAAAGTACGTGATATCCGCAAAATGACAGGTAAAACCGAAACCGAAATGGCGGTAAGTTTGCTTGCAATCGTCACAGGCTTAGTGCCTGAAGATATTGACGAGCTTGATATTGCCGACTTCCAGGCCGCATCAAAAATTGTTGAGAAAATGCAAAAGGGAAAGTAACCGCGGAAAGCCTTAATGCAGCCCTGGCAGACTTGGCCTTTTGGTTTGGTTTCCAGCCAAGCGAGCTGGAAGAAATGACGCTTGATGATGTTGAACGTTGGATTATTCAAGCGGAGCGGCAGATTAAAGCAAGGTACACAAAAGCCGCTGTTTAAGCGGCTTTTTGTTTAGTGTTTAAGTAGGGTTTGAAGCGTGGCAAATAAGCCAAAAAGCGAGATGATAATTACTCTACTCGAAAACATTACCAGGAATCCGGCCAATGTCCACGGTAGGGCAAACAAAAAAGCCGATACGCAAACGGAAACCCATGAGAGCGAGTTACTTTCTGAATAAAAAACTAAAAAATGATAAAGGCTGCCGAGATAGCTTAAAACAAGGGCGAGCAATAAAACAGCCTGTGTGTTTTCTACCCATTTTTCTCTTGTCATTTCTTCCTCCTTATTAATTAAACGGGACTATAAAACATGTCAAACAATCTAGCAATAGGATTAGTCATTACAGCCGGCGTGACAGGTGCGGTTAAGGGCATTCGTTCTGTTTGCAATAGTATTAAAATATTGCAAGACCAAAGCCTTGGCACGTCTAAAAAGATGGGCGCATTGGCTAAAACAGGCGTGGCCGGGTTTACAGCACTGGCGTCATCCGTTACCGCCACGATGGGGACTATTCGCGGTCTAGCAGACCCCGCAATTAAATTTGAAAGCGCAATGGCCGATGTTAAAAAGGTCGTAAACTTTGATACGCCAGCGCAATTCAAAGAAATGGGCGACGATATTCTAAAACTCACTCGCACAATCCCAATGGCTGGGGAAGAAATTGCCGCTATCGTTGCAGCTGGCGGGCAATCCGGCGTGGCGCGGGAAAATCTACTCGGATATGCTAAGGACGCTGCAACAATGGGCGTGGCGTTTGATATGGCAGCCGGTGATGCGGGTGAAGCGATGGCAACCATGGCTAACGTGCTTGGTAAGCCAATTACAGAGATGGCGCAATTTGGGGATGTAATTAACCACCTATCTGATAACGCCAACTCGAAAGCGAAAGATATTGTAAATGTCATCACGCGGGTGGGTTCTGATACACGAATGCTTGGGCTTACCGAAAAGCAATCCGCTGCGCTAGGATCCACCTTCCTTTCAATGGGGAAAGCACCTGAGCTTGCCGCGCAAGCAGTGAAAGGTATGTCGTCATCATTTTTACAACTTAAAGCTGGTGAGCATGCGAAAGAGTTAAAGCAGCTAGGATTTACGACAAAAAGCTTCGCCGCTGCGATGAATAAAGATGCGCAAGGGGCGATTTCTTCTTTCATTGAAAAAGTGAAACAGATGCCAAAAGATAAACAGTATCCGCTTCTCGCCAAGATATTTGGTAAACAATATGCCGACGATGTATTGTTACTCGCGCAAAACACCGGGGAATACAACCGCCAGTTAGGGTTATTACAAGAAACAGATGAACAAGGGAATTTAAAATATATCGGATCAATGCAACGCGAGTTTGAAAACCGGAGTAATACAGCAGAAAACAAGCTCACCAAGCTAAAAAACAGTATTTCGGAATTGGCCTCCAAAATTGGAGAATCATTTTTGCCGGTGATTTCTTCATTTGTGGAAAATATCACACCAGTCATTTATAGCATTACTGAATGGGTGGGAACCAACCCTCAAATTATGGAATGGGTCTTGACGATTGGCGGCGGTGTTGCGTCGGTTGTGGGCGGATTATTAACGCTTCACTCTGCCTTTTCTTTTGTGGCGGCTGGATTATTGCCGTTTATTAAAGCTGGGAAATTCCTGGGCGGCTTCTTAGGGAAATTTTTATTTTCAGCAATCAGCAACCTGTCACTTGGGCTTGGTTATTTAATAGGCTACGTGATAAAGGGCGCGATGATGTTTGGAAAAGCGATCTTAATTATGAGTCGCGCTTTGCTTACCAATCCAATCGGGTTAATCATTACGGGGATTGCGGTTGCAGCGTATTTGATTTATGAGAATTGGTCGAAAGTTGGGCCATGGTTCTCTGAATTGTGGAGCAAGGTTTCCGGGGTATTTTCTAACGCCTGGAACGGTATCACAAATTTCTGCTCAACTGCCTGGACAAATATCAGCAATTTCTTCACATCCGGCATCGGCAATATCACATCGACCATTCTAAGCTGGTCGCCATTGGCTTTATTTCAGCAAGTCTTTTCTTCAGTGCTTTCCTGGTTTGGAATTGATGTGCCGGCTAAGTTTATGGATTTTGGCCGAAATATGATAGACGGATTAGTGAACGGTATTAAAAACGCCTGGGAAGAAGCGAAAAAAATCGTTTCAGATTTAGGCGACGGCATTAAGGGGTGGTTCGCTGAGAAGCTGGGTATTCATTCGCCAAGCCGAGTGTTTAAAGGCTATGGCGTGAATGTTGTAGAGGGACTCGCGATTGGGATGGATAAATCAACATCCATCGCAGAAGCCGCGTCAGATAACCTTGCTGGGGCTGTGGGGTTAAATGGTGTGACCCATAACACAGGCGTTCTTGCCAATTATCAGCCGCTCAATCGCGCGGATATCATGCCGCAAACCACCGGGGCGGCCAATAGTGTGGTGGTTAATTTTAACCCGACAATCAACGTCAATGGCGGCTCAAATAGTGACGGAAACGGCGTTTTAAACCAGGTTCAACAAGGCTTAAAGATGAGTTTAAGCGAGTTTGAAATAATGTTGAAGCGCGTGTTAGACCAACAACAACGGAGAGCTTATTAATGTATTTTATGTTAGGAAGTGTGGTATTTGAGCCTGTTGATTTAACTGACTTTAATGAAACCCACGCCGCAGATTTTGCCGAGCATGCAGTCTTAAAAGGGAAACCTCGCTTGCAAGCTATGGGCGAAAAGCTCACCGAGCTTAATTTTGCAATTCGCTTGCATCATACGCTTGGCGGTGTTGAGCGCCGCTACCAGGAATTGTTGGGGGCTAAATCAAAACAAGCCGCGCTGCCATTGATTATTGGCCGCGGGAAGTATAAAGGCAATTTTGTGATCACCGATATATCATCGGTCACCTTGTTTACAGATAAGTTCGGGAACGCCCTATGCCGCGAGATGAATATTAGCTTGCGGGAATTTGTAGGCGATATTGAAGAGAACCCTTTGGGTGCTGCATTAAATATTGGTGGAAACTCCTTGCTCGGATCTATTTTACCAGCTGGTGCGGTAAAGGCGTTATCCCAGGTAAAAGAAACCGTGCAAAAAGGTGCGGAGTTATTTAACCAAGGGCGACAAATTATTGACAGCGTTAGAGATACCGTGGCAGTTGTTCGTCAGTTATCTGATGACCCGGCTGCCGCGTTGGCATATTTGCCTGGTATTTTAAAAAATCTTGACGGGGCGATTGGTCATTTTGGTGAGCTTACCGGGATGAGAGATTTGTTGGAAGGCGTACATAAAGTACTGCCAGCGGCGAGTGATTTAGCTAGGGAAAGCGCGGGGATTTATGAAGATTTAATGTCTATGAAAGATAGTCTATCGCTAGGAAAACAATCCGGTGGTGCGGATTGGAATAACTGGTTTAAGCCAGCGGATAGCGCGCTGAACGACATTAATGAGCGGGTTGATAACGCAGCTGCACCTGTGGCAGAAATGACCGCCTGGGTCGTTTTACGCAAAGATGAGGACGTAATTGATGACACAACAGACCGTACTTAAACATACCGTAAAACAAGGCGAGCGTTGGGATAACCTTGCCTATTACTATTATGGCAACGCGTTAGATTTTGAACGCATTATTCATGCCAATCCGCACATAGGATTGTGCGAAGTGCTGCCAACAGGGGCAACGGTTTATATTCCGGTGCTAAATATTAAGCCTACAAATAATGAATCAATGCCACCGTGGTTGAGAGGTAATAATGAATAGTAACGTGCCAACCCCTGACTTTTCCATTTTATACGAAAAAACCAATATTACCGCTGATATTGAACCCCACTTAATTGAGCTTGCCTACACCGATAACCTTGAGGGCGAGTCGGACGAGCTGACGATAACGTTTGAGGATATTAGCGGGAAATGGGTGCGCCAGTGGTATCCAACGCAAGGGGATAAATTAAAGGCGGCTATTGGTTATAAAGGGGCGCTGCTGGCTGATATTGGGGCGTTTGAAATTGACGAGGTGGAATATAACTACCGACCATCATATATTCAAATCAAGGCGTTGAGTACGGGGGTTGGAAAGGCAAATCGCACGTTAAAACCTAAAGCCTATGAAAACACAACGCTCAAGCAAATAGTGGGCATTATTGCAGAAAAATTAAAGTTAAAAGTAGTCGGGACAATTAAGCCTATTCCGGTTAAGCGCGTGACGCAATATCAAGAGCGTGATGTTGAGTTTTTGGCAAGATTGGCAAGAGAATATCATCACAGCTTTAAGATAGTGGGTGATCAGCTTGTGTTCACGGATAAAGACGAGCTAGGCAAAGAAGAATCCGTGGCGGCGCTTGAAGAGCGAGATACGATATCGATTACCTTGCGCGATAGAATCAAGGATACGGCCAAGGAAGTTGACGTGAGTGGATATGATGCCACAGGAAAGAAAGTCATCAAAAAGCGTAAAAAAGCAAAGCCGTTGCGCGAAAAGATGAAGCAAGCCCAGGCAGCAAGCGGGGACACGTTGAAGATTGTCACCCGCGGGGAAACCCAGGAGCAGATTGATGCGCGTGCCGATGCCGCGTTGGCCGAACAAAACGAAGACCAAACAGCGGGAAATATCACGCTGGTCGGCAATCCTAAGCTCGTGGCCGGCAGCACAATATTACTGCGCAACCTTGGCATTTTTAGTGGGAAATATTTAATAAAATCATCCCGGCATAGTATTACCCGTGGAGGCGGCTATACCACAAGTATTGATGTGCGCATGCTAGAGTTTATCCCGGATGATTTGCTTAGCACAGGCGCACTAACGGAAAATCAAGCGAGGGAATAAATGAAAACGCATGACTTTGGGGCAACTTATCAAGAAGGCATTATTTCAGCAGTTGATGCCGCGAACCATAAAGTGCGGTGCAAAATCCCCGCGCTTGAAGATTTAGAAACAGCCTGGTTGTCTTATTTAACGCCTAATGCTGGGGGCAATCAGTTTTATTGTCTGCCTGATGAGGGCGAATTAGTGGCGTTGTTACTTGATGCGCGCGGGGAAGGTGGCTGCGTATTGGGCGCAATTTACAACGAGAAAGACACCACGCCGGCGAATGATAACAATATGTGGGTTAAAAAGTTCACAAACGGGACAGTGATTTCGCACAATCGTAAAAGTGGCGAGATTAATATCAACACAAGCGGTAGCGTTACCGTGACCGCTGGCGGAGGTGTAAAAATCAATGCTGATACGTCAATTAGCGGGAAACTAACAGTGTCAGGAAAAATTACATCCAGCACAGAAGTATCTGCGCCAAAAGTTAAACAAGGCTCTATTGAGCTTGGTACTCACAAACACCCAGGCGACTCCGGCGGTAAAACAGGCCTTCCGGAATAGCCCACTTCTTTAAATCGCTTTAAAAGCACTCTTTAGCATAGCCTTGTATCATCAAGGCTATGAACACACAAAGCACTCTTATCACAACACACTGGCAGATTGCACCTAACATTGAAAATCAAGTTGTGCAAGGTATTGATGACATCCATCAATGTATTGGCCACATCCTTTCAACGATGAAAGGGACGGATGTGTTGCGACCTGAATTTGGCAGTGATCACTTTCAATATATCGACCAGCCGGAAGATATCGCAACTCCAAACATCGTGCGCGAGGTTACGTTAGCTCTTCAGCGTTGGGAGAAAAGAATTAAAGTTGACTCGGTCAATGTAGAAGGGACTGCCCCGCACTTTGAGTTTTTAATTTTTTGGTCACTTACAGAAGACGTGCATCGTGAAATTTATACCACGAGGATTACCGGATGAATAGAAATGAAGTGAAAGTCGTAGACGACAATGTTGAGAGCATTTTAAGTGAAGCGATTTCGCAGTATGAAAAACGCACCGGGAAAATCTTACAACCAGCGCACATTGAACGTTTGCTTATTAATGTTTATGCCATGCGTGAAAGCTTGGCGAGACAAGGCGTTAATGAGGCGTTTCGTCAAACATTCCCGCAATTTGCCACTGGTCTTGCGTTGGATTTATGCGGTGAAACGTTTGGCTGTTATAGATTACTCGAACGTCCGGCGCGCACCATTTTGCGTTTTAGCATTAACGGCGAACATCCGTCTGTAGTTATTCCAAAAGGCACGCGAGTTTCGGTCACTGATGACATTGAATTTGTCACGCTAAATGATGATGTGATCACCCCGCTTATATCTTATGTAGAAATTGAGGCGGCTTGTAACAAGCCAGGCACGGTGGGTAACGGCTGGGAGCGTGGACGAATAAAAACGATTAAAAGCGAAATTAACTTCGCTGGCGAAATAACTGTCACTAATATTGATGTGCCAAGCGGTGGTTTATTACGCGAAGAAGATGATCCATACCGCGCTCGAATTCTTGCTGCGCCGGAAGCGTTTACCAGTTGTGGCTCAATCGCCGCGTACGATTATCACACCCGCGCCGTCTCACAAGATATTGCCGATGTCAATGTATCGACTCCACGCGGTGGGCTTGTCCGAATCACGGTATTAACCAAAACAGGATTGCCTGACAGCCGTCTTTTAAATGATGTGAAGCAATATGTCGGCCCCGAGCGCCGTCGACCATTGTGCGATACGGTGGAGGTTATTGCACCAACTAAGCGAGATTATCAAATCACCGCGACATTAACATTGCTCGAAGGCTATCGTGAAGACGTGGTTAAGTCCAAGGCGCGCGATGCGTTACAGCTTTACCTATCAGACAAAACGAAAAAACTTGGGGTTGATGTTGTGCCATCGGCAATTATTAGCGCACTGCGCGTTGAAGGCGTGTATGACGTTAATTTAACTGCACCAGCAAAAATTGTAGTCGGTGAAACGGAATGGGCAAACTGCACGGGGATTAATATAGAGGCCGCCCAGGAGCGCTCTAATGGCTAATTTAACGTATGCGGATGTAATTGAAAGAGAAGCAAAATATAAAGCGCTGGCCGACCTAAGCCTAGGCTTGAATAAACTCGAAAACAGCAAAGTGATGACAACTCTGGTCGAGTTAATTGATGATAGTTTTATCTCTTTGCTTGCTGAAAAATGGAGCGTGACGGGTTATGACGGGGCGTTTATCGCAGATAGTGATAGCTCTAAACGGAGCTTAATTCGCATCGCGATTGAACTCCATCGATATAAAGGCACGCCGTGGTCAATTCGCGAAGTCTGCCGCCGGTTAGGATTCGGCGAGATTGAGATTGACGAGGGGTTAAAAGCGCGGACTTATAATCACAAGTTTGTTCAGACCATACCGTTAAGTGATAAATGGGCTTATTACGCTATCAGACTTAACCAGCCAATCTCAAACGAACAAGCGGCGCACTTGCGCAAAGTGTTGCGTAATTTTACCCCGGCGAGATGCACGTTAGCCGTGCTGGATTATAAATCAGTGGCATTATTATACAACAATAAAGTGCGATATAACGGCACTTATAACCACGGTTCAAACTAGATTTAAAGCTAATTTAAAGGACAGTTATGGCAAATTTAAAAGAACAAGACAAATGGGAAGACGGAGTCTATCAAATTGAAGAAAACGACCCTGTGCTTGGCGGTGAGAATGGCATTACAAATAAACCCATTAGACAGTTGGCCAATCGCACATCCTGGCTTAAAAAGGCTTTAGAGTTATTGGGCAAAAAGTCTGCGCCGAAAGATTTGACCGCAGATAGCACAAGCTCAACTCAAGATGACGGTCATACACATGCGCTTCCAAGTGCATCAACTACGGAGAAAGGTGTTGTTAAGCTAAACTCAGCAACTAATAGTATATCAGAAACCGAAGCAGCTACGCCGAAGGCGGTTAAGAATGCGTTTGATAATGCTAACAATCGTGTAAATAAAGATGGCGATACGATGACAGGTGATTTGTCACTTAAACAAGGTGATTGGAGTGGTATTAATTTATATAACAATAATGGATACTACTTGAGGCTCGAAGGCAATAATCACGCTAATGGCACTATGCTTACCGCAGTATATCGTAAGCCAACCGGTGAAAACGTAGCAGTGGCAATTTTGCCAAAAAGAGATGGTACGATCGCTTATGTTAATGACGTCGTCGCAAAAAGTGGCGACAGCATGAAGGGCACACTCACATTTACCGGCGCAACTGAAAACTATTATATCGGAAATTACTCATGGCGTATGCCAATTAAGTTTTTGGGCGATACGTTTATCGGGAACGAAGTCACCGGAATTGGATTTAACAACAATGGGTCATTAAATCTCGGCGGCCGTAAAAATAGCCCTGAATTTATCGCAACGATTGACCGTGAGGGGATTTATACCAGTGGTGTTATGCGTGCTACCGGTCATACTGCGGGAGCATATGGACAGGGTGCATTTGCCAATCAATGGGACGACAAAAAAGCACCGTATGTGGTACACAACCCCAATGCCAACGGGCAAAATATCTATTATCCCTTTATCAAGGGGTTTAACAGTAATGGCAATCTATATGGCACGGCATTTAGCTTTGGCTATATGACCTCTGGGACAATCAACCAATTTGGCAGTGGCGCCATCCATTTAATTACGGATAACGGCGGCGGAAAAATATGGTGGTTTGGACACGATGGGGCATTACGGGGAGATGATTTTGTCACGAATGACGGCAAACGCCTCTCAGACTTACCTAAAGAACGTCTTATTTGGCAAGGGTCAACGGATAATCAAATTACAGTTAATGCACAAGTTAGCAAAGGCGTATTATTTGTACTAATGGACACTCCCCATGGAGCAAACGCGAATCGCCCAATTTGGTTCAGCGCGCCAATCGAACAATGCCACGACACACGCATCGGCGAATACGATACAGGCGGAACCGGTGGTGATTATAACTATGTCACTCTCGCGTTGTTACATCGTAATGGTAACAATATCACTATCACCCCACAAAGTGACGGGCGCAACCCAAGACTTAAAAAAGTCGTCGTATTTGGTTAACTTAACTAAGGATAAAAAATGAAAGTGTATTTTTTAAAAACAGATATTAGCCAATATGTTATCCATCCTGTCCCCGAAGATGAATCATTGTATTTTGTGCTAGACATTGACTCGGATGAAGAGTTAGCGCAAAAAACACAGGTATTACATAAAGGCAAATTAGTGTTAGTGGACAAACAACCCACCCCCGCTCACGAATGGGATGGTAACGCATGGGTAATTCCACCCGAAAAACTAACTGCACTTTTAACGGATAAGCGTAACAGCTTAACATCACAAATTGACAATCATGCAGCAAAAATCTACAGCACATGGACACGATTTGAAAGTGAGTACCGTGAGCGTCAAGCCGCCGCAGAAGCGTTTAAAGCCGCGAATTATGAGGGCGACTGCAGCCGATATATTACAGACTTTGCCAAGCGCGCGGGGTTAAATAACCAAGCCGCAACAGATTTGATTTTGGTGCAAGCGGCCGGTCTTGAGAAACTACAGGTTGAGCTTGCAAACCAACGCATGCGCAAATATGAACTTAAAGTGCCAGGATTGACAATCGAAAAAATGCAGTCAATCCACGATGACATCATTAAACAAATGGATGCATTGATGGAGGCTTATAACAATGGCTAACCGTATTTATCTCGCGTTTTATAAGCATAAACGCAGCTTTTTAAAAGAGCCATTAAAAGCCGTAGCTGATGCAGTAACGCGATTTTTTACAAAAGGGAAATACTCACACTGCGAGATAGCGATTGAGCGCATGGAATTCGTCCAAGGCGATCATTATGAACATGTTACGGTTTTTGATTGCTATTCAGCGTCTGTGCGCGATGGCGGCGTGCGATATAAGCAGATTGATTTGTCTGACACCGGCAAGTGGGATTTGGTTTTGCTTGATAACGTAACAGAAGCACAGATTAAATCTTATTACAACCGCACGTCCGGCGCTAAATATGACTGGTTGGGCGCGTTAGGTGTTGTGCTTGGGATTAAACAAAAACGAAGCAAATATTTTTGTTCGGAATGGTGCTTTAACGCAATTTATAACAGCGAAGAAGGCTGGCGATTTAGCCCAAACCAACTTGCAGCGATGGTGCGTAAAAATGGATAAAACAACGATTAACCTTTACCGTGGTGATGACGAGGAATGTATTGTTCGCCTGTTTGAAAAGCAGCCGGATAACAAATTAAAGCCTCTCGATTTAAGTGAGATGGCGCGTTTTGATTTGTGGGCAACGGTCAGAAACAAGCCTGTGCTAACACTATCATCCACAACAGGTGAAATCGAAGTTATAGATGCCCCAGGCGGCGTTTTAAAAGTTACGTTTAGTCATAGTTTAACAAAAGACGCGACGTGGTCTCAAGCGGACTATGATTTACAGGCAGTATCTAATAAAGGACGAGTTAAAACGCCAATTCAAGGCGGACGAATTAACCTCAAATTTGATGTTACACCTGATATGACAGAGGCGCGGAATGGATGACATTGTAGCTGTGGTTGACCCACCCCAAGAAATAGTGGCGGTAGTCGAAAAAGGTGAAGTCATATATCAAAGTGACGACGACTTACCGGACTTATTAACAATTTATGAGTTAGCAAAAATATAGGAGCACCATGGAAAATCAAAACCATAAAAAAATAGTTGCCGCAATCAAGGCTATTGGCGCAGATTATAAAAGTCTGCATGAGGCAATATCAGCAATTCAAACTCAACAAGGCAGCGGAGAACAAACCACGCTCACTAAAATTAACGAGTTAATTAGCCAGGCAGAAACACGTATTTTAAATAAAATTAAAGGTGGCGAGCTTTCGGAAGATTTAGACACGTTATTTGAAATTGCGGCCAAAATTGGAGACTTGGTGTCAGATAAGTCTGTTCGCGAAGCTCTAACTAGCACTCTGCAAGAGATTAAAAATAACGTTACAAATCTTCAAAACTGGCAAGCAGAAATGGACAACCTAGACCTGGTTGGTGAGTACAATAAAGCTAAGGCATCATAATGGCGCTAAAAGAACAACTGACAACCCTCATTCCTTTAATTGCTCAAGATGTTAAAGATAAAGGCAGTTCGTCTGTGTTAATGCAAGGCAATGGGCGACCTGATAAACCCGAAACTACAGGCGGCAAGATTACAGGAAGAGAGCCAAACGGTACTTTCTACAACTCAACAAACGGGGCTGGCGTTGGTGCATATTTGTGGCAGAAGCAAAATAATAAATGGGTGGTTATATCTGGCGACACTGGCGCTAGACGAATGAATACATCCGTTAATATTAAGGAGGGATATATATCCCTGAGACGCGTGAATAATACGGTGGAATGTTCTTTTAGCAAAGGGCGTTGGGATACTGTTTCATTTTACGGAAGCAGTAATTCTAAATTCACCAGGAAAAATCACGCAAAACGAATGGATCTTTTACCTAATTCAAAAATACCATTAGGCTTCCGTACTAGCGTTCCTATTATGCTTCCTTTTTATAGTGATGACGGTGATAACATTGCAACGGTGTATGTTGGTAGTAGAGCAGACAGCAATTATATTGAGTTGCGTTTCAAAGATAAACTGCCTGCGGACGACCTTAATTATATGCGTATGCCTGTTATCAGTTGGATAACAGACGAACCATTCCCAGATACTTTGCCTTAATTAAATAAAATGCTGTCAATTTTTGCTGCGATTTACAAGGAATAATAATGACAAACAAACAAACAAACAAACAAACAAACAAACAAACAAACAAACAAACAAACAAACGGAGTGTACTATGTTTAAACAAGCACCACTACCGTTTATTGGGCAAAAACGAATGTTTTTAAAACACTTCGAGGAAGTATTAAACGCCAACATTACGAATGATGGCGAGGGCTGGACTATCATTGATACATTCGGTGGGAGCGGTTTATTAAGCCATGTAGCTAAACAGATCAAGCCTAAAGCACGCGTAATCTATAATGACTTTGATGGATATGCTGAGCGATTGACGCATATTGATGACATTAATGCGCTTCGCGCACAGCTTTACACGGTAGTTGGTAACGCTACGCAAAAAAACAAAAGATTGACGAAGGATTGTAAGGCAGAATGCATCAAAATCATTCAGAATTTCAAAGGTTATATTGACCTGAATTGTCTAGCGAGCTGGCTTCTATTTAGCGGCCAACAAGTGGCAACATTAGACGACTTATTTCAGAACGATTTTTGGCATTGTGTTAGACAGTCTGATTATCCGAAAGCGGATGGATATTTAGACGGGCTTGAGATTACGCGCGAGTCATTCCACACGCTTTTGCCTAAATTTAGCGGCGACCCTAAAGCCTTATTTGTTCTAGATCCGCCATATTTATGCACCCACCAGGAAAGCTATAAACAGGCGACGTACTTTGATTTAATCGACTTCCTCCGATTAATCAACATCACGCGCCCTCCTTATGTATTCTTTAGTTCAACAAAGAGCGAGTTTGTTCGCTTTATTGAATACATGGTAGAGGATAAGGTTGATAATTGGGAGGCTTTTTACAACTCCGAACGCGTTGTTGTTAAGGCTTCAGCAAGTTATTCCGGGAAGTATGAAGATAACATGGTTTATAAGTTTTAATACTTAAAATTTAAACGCCCTTTAAGGATAATTTAAAGGGCGTTTTTATTTCTCAAAATTCGTGGATTTTAACCGCTAAAGATGAGAAACTTGAAGTATTTTAAATTTCCCATATTTAGCGGTTACGTTTCTCAAAATTCGCGAACGGCAACACCGATTAAGCTGAATACGATTTTTAATAGACGATTTGTTGCC